GCGTGTCAAAGATGGACAAGAATATCCCCAATTTTATAATATGAAGTTAGGAAAAGCGAAAGCAAACTATATTGATGCCAACACGATGACTCGTGAGGTTGGAATCTATGCTCCAACAAGGACAAGTGATGGTCAAGGTGGCTTCACTACCACATTTGCCCTACAAAGCACTGTTTGGGGCGATTTAAGACCAGATAATCAAGTTCGTGAGATAGGAGAGTCAGAATTACAATTCGACCAAAGAAACAGGCTTTATATTCGTTTTGGGGTTACTATATTAGATTCATACGAGGTAGAGGTTGAAAACGATAGATACACAATACATTCCATTAAGAACGTAGAGAATCAAAATAGGTTCTTGGAGTTAATAATTTACAAGTAATGGATGGATTTACATTTGATATAACTGGTATTTCCGATGTTCTTAAAAGTCTTCATACTTTAGAAGCTAAAGTACAACAAGATGTAAAAGATGAAATAAACGCATCGGCTTTAAACATACAAAGCAAAGCAAAGAGATTAGCACCTGTAAATTTAGGTAAATTAAGGAATAGCATTTATATAAATGAGAAAAGTGTAAAAGGTGGTTATGTATTTACAATAGGGTCAAATGCTTCTTATGCTGCCTACGTAGAGTTTGGCACAGGTGGGGAAGTAAAAATTCCTAATGGATTTGAGAAATTAGCAGGTTCATTTAAAGGGAAAAAAAGTGGAAAATTTGAAGATATGGTTGAGGCTTTAATGCAATGGGGAATAAGAAAAGGATATATTCAATCTGGTAAAGGAGCAAGACAACACGCATTTTTTATGGCTCTTAAAATACTAAAAAATGGATTAAGACCACGACCTTTTTTAATACCTTCATTTGAATCAGAAAAGCCTAAATTGATTAATAATATATTAAACGTAATTAAGAATGTTAAATCCTAATATAGAAATAAAGAAATGGTTTTATACTAACTTAACAAATGCAAGTGGATTAGTGGTTTACGATGGTTTTGCTCCAGAGGGTGCGGGTAATGAGTATATTGTTATGACAGGTAGAACGTCAAGCCAAGAGCAAGGCAAAGCTGGTTATACAAATAGTATTAGTATCGATGTTGATATTATTACAAAAAATGCTAACTTTGGTTATAAACGTGCTGAAGCTATAAGCGATTTAGTCTTGAACGCAATAAATTCGGACACCAATATTACATTGGCAAACGGATTTACGGCATCAAGTTTAAGTGTAGAAAGTATAAGGAACTTAGATGGCTTAAACCCTTTAGATAACGTTTTTAGAGTAATAATAACTTATAACATAATCATAACTCAAAATTAAAATTAAATAAAATGGCAGAAACAAAAGTAAGCGGTAGAGATTATATCCTCTTAGCTGACATTAACAATGATGGAACTTACAAGCCAGTAGCTTGTTTGACTTCTAACTCTTTGACATCAACTTTAGGAACAATTGATGCAACTTCTAAATGTGGAGATCAATACACTCCAAGTCCTTCATTCAATCAATCTTTTGAGTGTGAAGGTTTTGCGATTGATGAAACAGGAACTCCAGCTAAAGATTCTTACCAACAATTATATGCTGCACATACTGCACGTACTATTTTTGCTGCTAAGTTTGGTAAAGCGGTTCCTACTTCAGGCGACATTACTTATTCAGGTACTGTTTGGATTAGCGACTGGGGTGTTACTGCTGATGACAAAGACGACGTTAAGTTCACTGCAACTTTTGTAGTAGCTGCACCTCCTTTGACACAGACTGAAACAACTTAATAAAAAAACAACCATATGTACGAACTAAAAACAAACAACAAAGTTATTTCTTTGCAGTGGGGAACTTGGGCAATGAAGCGTTTTTGTGAATTAGAAAATAAGACGTTAGTAGATTTAATTAATATTTTATCTAGTGGCAGTTTTGAACTTAGCACAATTATAAATATTATTCGTGCTTCTGCAGAAAGCGGTTGCAAGACTAATAAAAGCCCAATTGACTTTGAAGAATTTGAAGTATGCCAATGGATTGATGAAGTAGGTGGATTGTCTGCAAAAGACGGTCAGCTTATAGAATTTATCAAGTATATGCAAAACTCAATGAATCCTGAAACAAAAAATAAAAAAGGGAAGAAGGAAGAAAAAAAAAATTAGGTGATATAAGTTGGGATTCAGTAATTATTCTCGCTATTGAAGTTGGCTTAACAATTAATGAGTTTTGGCAATTGACGTGGCGGGAATTTTTATTGTATAAAACGGCTTACGATAATAGGCAAATAAAGGAATGGGAAAGAACAAGGACTTTGGCTTATATGATTTACAGGTCAAATTCAGCAGAAAAGAATCCTAAGAGTATTAAAACGTTTTTCCCTTTGCCTAGTGATGAAGTAGAAGTAGATGAATCGCCTAAGATTTCAGACGAACAATTACAACGAACTTTGAAATTATACGGAGTAAAATAATAAAATGGCACAAGAAACGTTAAAGATTACCATAACGGCAGATAATCAACAAGCCGTTAAAAATATACAAGAAACTGTAACTGCAACTACTAATTTAGGTAATGCGTTTAAAAAGATGCCTAATGCAAGCGGTCAAGCCACAATGGCTTTATCTAACTTGTCAAGGGTTGCACAGGATGCCCCTTATGGGTTTATGGGTATTGCGAATAACATTAACCCTTTATTAGAATCTTTCCAACGTTTACAAGCTTCTTCAGGTAGCACAAGTAAAGCATTGAAAGCTATGGGCTCTGTATTAATGGGGCCAGCAGGTATAGGTTTAGCAGTTGGTGTTGTATCTTCTTTATTCGTTTCTTTTGGCGATGAAATATTAAACTTTATTACTCAAAGTTCAGGTGCAGAAGCTTCTTTGTCTAAGCTGAACGAAACTATGTCTAAGAACGTAGGCGAAGCACAGGCAGAAATTGATAAACTTGTTATTTTAAACGGAATTGTTTCAGATACTACTAAGAGTACTGCAGAAAGAGAAAGGGCTTTAAATCAGCTTAAAACAACATACAAGGGCAATTTAGAGTTACAAGCAATAGATATTAAAGACGGAACTAAGTTAACTGGCATTATAGACGGGATATCTGCCGCTTTAAAGCGTAAAGCAATGGCACAGGCTTTTGCTACAATTATAGCAGAAGAAGAAGCTAAGAAGGTTAGATTGCAAATGCAGGATATGAACCAAATGCGTGAAAGCGTAGGTGGTGCTACAAAGGCTTATGAGTTTATTAAAAGTGCAATTACAGGAGCAGGTTCTGCAATGTCAGTAGTTGAATTAAATACTGCATTGACTACAAAGGCTTTAGACGGTAATGCTGCTGCAATTGATCAGGTAGATGGCAATTTAGAACGTTTAAATACACAGTATGGAGAAGTAATTAAAAGCCAAATTAAAAATAATGATGAAACTACGCTTTCTACAAGTGCATTAAAAAAGCAAGGTACTGAAACTAAGGCATTAACAAGCGATATGCAAGCGTATATTCGTGCTGCTAACGCAATAGCTGCTCCTTCAAAGGAAATGCGACGTAAAGCAGTTGGTATTGATTACGAAGTAGGAACGTTAGTGCCGCCTAAAAAATTACCTGCAGTTTTACCTGCTTTTGCTACACAATACGAAGCAGAACAAGCTGATAAAACAAAGAACGATTTAGACGCATATAATCAAAAATTACAATTAGCTAGCCAATTAAGCAGCAGTATTGCAAATGGTGTTACAGGAGTTTTTGACGCTATGGCAAATGGAGAAAGCGTAGGTAGTGCTTTAGAAACTATGTTTAAAAATATGGCTATGCAATTAACCCAAATGGTTATTCAAGCATTAATATTTAAAGCAATTATGAGTGCTTTTGGATTAGGCGGAGTAACTGGAAGTGGTGGTGGATTAGGTGGATTTGGTAAATTATTAGGATTAGCAAGTGGTGGTATCGTTACTGGTCCAACTTTAGCAATGATAGGCGAAGGTTCAGAAAGCGAAGCAGTTATGCCATTAAGTAAATTAGATTCCGTAATGAGTAATGCTTTTGCTAGTGGTGCTGCTTCAGGTGGTTCTGCACAAAGTGGAAGTTTTGTTTTGCGTGGACAGGATTTAGTTTTAGCTTTGCAAAGGTCTAATTCAGCACTAACACTTAGAAGATAATGGCATATATAAAAAAATATTCTTTCCCGTTCGCTACTAAGTTTGAACAAAACGCAGTATTAGAATTGTGGGAAGATACAACAGACACAACAGTTTACGAATTTCAAGGCGTATCGTTTCAGATTCAATACATACCTAGTTCAGACGACCCGTTTGAGCCTATTTACGCTACGCAGTTAGCAGTTACAATAGACGTTACAGACGATACAACTGGAACTACAAGTGCATTTATACCTAATTTAGTAACGCTTAACGATAGAAAGTATTTAGCTAAATTATTTATAGGAACAACAAACGTTTATACAGGTTGGACTTTATCGGATTCAGTTTCTTTAGGTTTTAGCACAGGAAGAAAAGAACTTTCTTTTAACTGTATAGACGGATTAGCAATGTTAAAGGATATTACTTTTTCAAATGGTATTCCTGTAGATAATAATGATATTTACACATTATTATCATTTATTTTAACTTCTTTAAATGGTATTAGATTCCCTACTGGGTTAAATATTATTTCAAACGTTAGTTACTACGCAGAAGGAATGTTAGACAGAACTGACGGAGGACAATATGAACCATTTGCACAGACTTACGTTTTTGGGAATAGTTTTATAAATAGTAACGGTTCTTATGAAACTTTGTATGTTATATTAGAAAATATATTAAAGTCATTTGGTGCAAGGATTATACAAGCTAACAATAAATGGAGTATTATTAGTATTAATCAATTAGCACAAGATTCTAGGTACTTTACAGAATATACTTCAGCTGGTTCGGTCGCTAGTTATGGCG